GATCCAACATTATCAACCCGGTGACGACTTTTACGAAGAAGGAATTCCCCACGATTTGCCTTCTTTTTACAAGCTTAACCAACAACACACTTATTCAACTGATGTTGACTCTTCTTCTCACTATTCTTCTTCTTCTTGTTCCACTTTCAGCGATGACAGCCTTGATCGTGGTTTTTCTCCATCTTCCACTCATGTCAATCCTATGGAATCACGACAGATTGAGGAACTTCCATTATCTCTCTATTTGTTCTTGTTTTGCTTGTTCCATTGGAGCTGGGTGGGGATGGACGTTTTTTCCCTGTTCTATTTTTCTTACATTTCTTACAAGTACAGGGGAACTCTCCCCATGGCCAAGTTTCTCAAGTTTGACGCGCCATTCCAAGGGTACGTCGAGATAATTGTCTTTTCTCAAGTTTGGTTTAGCCTTGCAAGGTTAGTGCTTTTCGCTTTTCGCTTCCATTGGGCTTGGACATGTGATCCTTTTTCTTTTGAGACGATCACTATTTATTCTGTTTGCTGGATGAGTGCCATTATTAGTGGAATGGCCACATATTCTTATGGAATTAGAGACGAAGTCAAGAGGATGAGAAGTATTTCCACTACGACATCACTCACTACATGTTTAATTCTCCATGGCTTTATTCCACACCTTATTACCATTGATGGTGTAGATGAATGTTTCAGGCAAGCTGATTTGTTGAATGCTAATCGGAGCTTCACAGACGCCATGGGCGAGACTACTTGCATTCCAAATTCTACTTTTAATTCTAGTTTTGTCGCTGATTCTTCTGAAGAAGATACCGACGAGGAATTGGAAGTTCCAAATCTCGTTCCTGACCTTTCTTTGCCTGCTTTTCTTAAGAGTGATCACGATTATTCAGCTTTGACTGTTGATATTGTTGACTTTTTCAGGAAGGCTATTGATCAACTTCGTTCTCAGCCAATAACGTCTGGTTTTGCAATTGTGTGCTTGAGCAAGTTTTTTAGCACATTACCTATTTTTAACACCAACACCAATAGAGGTCTTACTAGTTATTTCAACACCATTAGTAAAACAGTCATTATAACCGTTGTTCCTATTATGGCAGTTTCAGGGCTTTATACGGACGACAATTTCGCTGGCTTTGATCATGGCCTTCGTTTTTATGGCGCTAGGTTGCGTGATTCGGTTAAGAAGCTTTTGGATAAGGGCGCCCGTATGGCTTTTAATCTTAAGACTAAGGCCATTGAAAGTTCTGAC